ATCCAACCCCGGTCCTCGTCGGCGGCGTCACCAAACGCTAACGTACCAACGCCGCTCGCGCCTGAGAGCACGACAACCCGTGCTTCGCGGCCCAGCGCGTCATTGTTCTGGAACACCGCGACGGTCGCGCCGTCATAGGACGGGATAGAGCCCGCACCGTCGATGAACAGGGCACGGCCGCCGACACCGCCGAGGTTGAACGTGGGATCACCCGCAACCGTCAGATCACCCGAGCTGCTCACCATGAACAAATCGGTGGACACCGACGTACCGGCCTTGATCAGATATTCGTCGCCGCCCCATGCCGTCATGATCGGCGCGATCTCCAAGATAGCCAGGTCGCCAGTGTTCCCGCTGCCGCTCACGTTGGGCTCCAACTTCATCAGCGACCAAGTGTGTGCGTTAGTTGTGGGCTGCATCGAGATGGCTGGACTGAACCGCATGTAGGTCCAAGGCACGCTCGATACCGAATAGTTATCTTCGGTCACGACATCCGTGAAGACTATGGATTGGCCCCCACCGCTGTCCCCTGACGAGAAGGTCAGCCGTCCATCGTCAGACGAGATGCTAGAATTAACCAGCGAGTCCGTGAAAATGATACTTGACCCGTCCCCGACCGTTACGCTTCCAGAAATTCCTAAACTTCCAGTAACTTCGGAATTACTTAATGCTATTAGACCCTTACGAGCGATAAACTCATTAGCCATTCATATTCTCCACACAATAGTTCATAATATAATTAGTTTTAAAATTTAGGAAACAATCTAAAATAGGTTTGTACTGTCCAAGTATCGGGGCCGGAGCCTGTACTGGTTATTCTCAAATGAGCATTTGCTCCAGTTAAAATAAAAGAAAACGATATATCTGACGTATCTCCAACAGAAGCAGCCGATACGTCGCTAAACGAAAGTAGGTCACTACCACCTCCCAACCAAGTAGCCAATAATATTCCTTGTCTTGCACTACCACTTCTAAATGCTCTATAATCAACATTAACTCCAAGAAAAGACGATGTTGGGATGGCTGGATCTAAATTAGCAGTTGCACCAATAATTCCAGTAGCGGTAGAACCGGACAGTATCACCGATCCCGTAAGTATTGGAAGTCCTACGCCCGGTAAAAGTGTCGTTGTAACCATCGATGCGGTATCTGCGGTAATAGCTACTGAAGCCGTTCCTGCAGAAACAATAGCAAAAGATGCCGTAGTGGCCCAACTCGCTGATGCAGCAAGGTCTACAAATATACTAGGATTTCTTGTTACAGTACTTGTGGTATTTTGAACCAACACAGTATTATAACTATCAACAGCCTGAATTGTTACTTTGTATTCAGACTGTGGAGTTATAGTAACTCTCAAGTCAGGTATGTCTAAAGCAATCCCAGATGGAATAGTATACGGCATTTAACTTACCTTGTAACGGAAGGTCTTACAACAAACTTTCCTTCAATAATTCTACGAGTAGTTGACCCACTTATCATTAATACATCATAAACATAATCTTGAGCATCTAACAACGAAGAAGAGGCTGGAGGTAAACTAACATAAAGTGAACCCGAAGTGTTCGGCGCTATCTTTTCAGTTTGAAAAAGCGCAGATGTATCTTCTGAAGAATACGTTTCGCGCACGTGGCCACTAAACGTTTGGTCTGTTATATTAATTGGTGTGTTGGTCTGATCAGTAATTGAAACTAAAATTTTAAAGGTTTCACCCTGACCTACTGTTAAACTAGTACTTTGTGCCATAATTTTGAATCCGAATTAAGTGTCTTACTATAAGTATTTTTATATAAAATAAAACCTCCCCAATGCTGAGGAGGTTTTGTTTTTAATACTTTTTATGTTTCTTATCAAAAACTTTTAGTAATTCAGGATACACAGATCTGGTTGGACGGTCACTTCTACTTGCATCGGATCATCGGTATCAAAACTCAACTCACCAAAAGTAGCCTGAGTAACTATACATCCTTTAAGAATCCACTCTTCAACTTTATCTCCCACGGGGCCTAATACATTAATTGTTATGTCCTTCTTATAGAAATCAGCATATCCATCTCTACCCGTTACACTTTCGTGGTGAAGTCGAACCCATTCCATTACCGACTGAGAAGACGAAGGAACAATTGGATCAAACAACGTCATTGAAACTGGTCCCCACACAGAACGGCCCTTAACGTATCGCTGAACATTGATATGATTAAGAACCTTTGCATCTTGGGTTAATGACGGTCTTGCAACACCCTTAACTACATACGCTGGAAGGCCGTCGGCATATAGAATAAATCTATTTGCCATCTTCGGCTCAAATGCCTTAAAGAACAGTTCTTGTTCATTAACTAGGTTTGCCATATTTTTGTCTCCAAAAGGTCTTTTATATAATTATCAACGTATCTTAAAATATAACGATTAATTTCCTGGGAATGTTGCGCCCGTTGGCATAATGTTGAAATCAATAACAATGAATTCAGCTGCCCGTGCGGGTTGTAGATAAATTTGACCAACTAATTGGTTTCTATCAATCACATCCGGTGTATTGTTTGACTCGTCCATGACCACACGGAAGGCATACAATCCTTGTCTTTCCTGAACACTGGCCAAGTATGGATTAACAATGTTCAAGAAACGGTTTCTTGTAGCTTCTGTGTTTTGTTCAAACACTAGGTATCTTGACGATGAAGCAATAAACTTCTTCATCGCGATCAAAAGACGCCGGACATTAATCCGGTCAAGAGCACTAGCTTTCTTCTGTAGAGTCTTCTGACCCCAAGCAACAATTCCCTGTCCTGGGAAGGTTGCAATTGGATTAACCCTATTCTCATAAAGTTCATCTCTAGTTGCTCTAGTCAAACGACTCTTTGTTTGGGTTGCGCCTGGGATTCCGCCGCGATTCAATCCAGCAGGAGCAAACCATTCAGCAGCAGCATTATCGTTATATGCAAATACTTCAGGTAATACGACCGAAGGAGGAGCCCACACGAATCTATTAGTATTAGTATTTAAAACTTTAACCCACGGATACCAACCAGCAGCATAATTTGTATCAAGTAATGCAGCTTTTGAAATCGCCATAGCTACATTAGCTGGACAACTTGCCAGATCCATGATATAGAAGCAGTCTTGTCTATCCTCACACGCATCAATTGCATATTGAGTAACATATGGATGTTGTTCATAATTGACCCCAGGAATCACTAACAAATTAATATCAAATGATTCAGGATTCTTAATTGCGTCAACAGCTTTCTTAAAGGCTACTGAACCTTCAGCAGTGGATGTTGATAAATCAAACCCCTGTGTATTGGTAGCTACAATGGACTGACCAAGTGTTCTTTCACGACTTGGTTTAAATCCATCATACCCACCCTGCATTGGTACTGTGAATTTACGATATGTAATATGAGAAGAATCAGTAAGACTTAAATTATCTCCAGCAACCTCACTAGCTCTTATGTTATCAAGTGAAAATTCAGTTACAGTCGATGGTACTGTAGAAACGGTTGCCTTATCTGGTATATAATTTACCGTTGTAGCACTATTTGGAATGGGAGCAAGATAACTCGCATTTGTATAATTTGTAGCAGTATAATCATACCCATAGAATTTCTTAGGATCGCGTGTAGCGGTAGTACTGTGTCCAGTATTCGTTCCTTGGGTCCAAGCGGTATCGAATACTAACGGAGGAACTGGATTATCTGTTCCGGTCGCCCCTGACGAAGCAGCCCACGGTGTAGATACAGCTGCAAATCCGTAAGGTACCGTGGTTTCTGGCAATCCATAAGCATCTGCACTTAATTCAATTCTAACATATCTACTCTTGTTTGAATAATCTCCTTGATAAAAAGTTTCCGCGGAGACAGAATCAGTAAATGGAGCACTGTTTCCAATTCGTCTAGCAACAAAATCTGAACTATTTGAATCAAGGTTCAAATTATCATATTGTTCTAAGATTTCTGGATTCTTATCCGTGTCTCCATGTCTCCTAACCAACAAGGAAAACGTGCCAAAACTTCCAGACTGTGTTTGATACTTAACAGATTGAATAGAAATCTTAACAGCTCGATTTGAATTTGTTCCATCGGCTAAGGTATGAACCTTAAATAGATCCCATCGATTTCCACTAATTAGTTGTGAACGAAGATATGGAGTCTTTGCATTGGTGTAAGCAGCAGGGGATGAACTTCTTGATCCACTAAAGTTTACAGCCGCGGTTCCGGTTACCGTGGAAGCAGAAGCAAATGTAATACCTCCCCGTGTCGGATCAACCGCATCGGGGAAAAATGCATATACATATCCGGGCTTCGTTCCGTAAGGATTAGTTCCTATTGCATTTCTTACACTACTAGCACTTGATCCAGAAATACTAACAGTTGTCCAAGTAGCGGTACCAGATGTACCAGCAGCACCACCTGAAGAACTCAGGTACATAGTAACATTATCCATTGTTGGAGCAACAACAGAAGCAGATGTTATCGTAGAACCACTAAGAGTCGGATGGAAAATAGCTGCTACTCGCGTACCACCTGAACCACTAACAATTAATTTGGTGGTTTTAAGAGTAGCTGTTTCTGCACTAGTTCCATCCAATCCAAGAACACGAACCACGGTTGCTGATTGTGCTTCTTGTAAATAATTTTGAACAGTATATCCAAGATAACTGTATTCATCTGCTTTACCAAATCTCTCTTCGAACTCTGTCTGACTATCAACAATCACTGGAATGAATGCTGGACCTTTCTGAGCAACGCCAACAAAAGCTGCACCAATGTTAGCTACACCTTGCTCTAAGAAGGATAAATCTCGTTCTCGCGTAAATACGCCGGGGCTGACTACACGCTCTGCCATATCTTAATCTCCATTAAGAAGTTTCAATCTCACCTGTTTCTATATTCAATAACCCCTCACCGTACTTCTTATTAAGTTCAGCAAAGTAATTTTCTTCGACCGAAACCGAATTCAAAAACTCTTGTTTTGTATTCTTAACTAAATTATCTAGAACCGTTTGCTGAAGAACTAACTCACTTAAGTACTCAGCGACCACC